ACTCTTGCCTATGATACGAAGTGTAACTATGATGATGTATTTGCACAAACTAGAATGTGGGATGCAATGACATATGGTTACTTGTTGAACCGTAATATCATTGTGCCACCAAAGGTTATGAAAGACAAAGATGCTGCTTTTGAGGGTGCTTATGTTAAAGACCCACAAAAAGGTATGCATAGATGTGTCGCTTCATTTGACTTGAACAGTTTGTACCCACACTTGATGATGCAATACAACATCTCACCTGAAACATTGATTGAGCCTCAAGACTACACACAAGATATGCGTGACATTATTATGCGTGGTGTAAGCGTTGATAAACTGCTGACTAAATCAGTTGACCTATCAAAGATGAGTGGATATACTATCACACCGAATGGGCAGTTCTTTAGTACGACCAAACAAGGTTTCTTACCAAAGATGTTGGAAGAAATGTACATTGACCGTTCTAAGTTCAAGAAGATGATGATTCAGGCGAAGAAAGATTATGAAGTTGAAACTGATGAGACAAAGAAGAATGAATTAGATAAACGAATTGCTAGGTATAATAATCTACAACTAGCGAAGAAAGTATCTTTGAATTCGGCATACGGTGCCTTAGGTTCCAAGTATTTCCGATTCTATGATTTACGACAAGCTCTTGGCGTTACCTCTGCGGGTCAACTTAGTATTAAGTGGATTGAAAGTAAAATCAATTCTTACATGAACAAACTATTAAAGACCGACAAAGATTATGTTATCGCCTCAGACACAGATTCGATTTATCTCCGCCTTGGTGAGCTTGTTGATAAGGTGCATCCGAAAGAATCAAACATACAACAGATTATCCAATTCATGGATAAAGTATGTGAGCAGAAGATACAACCATTTATTGATGAGAGTTACCAGGAGCTTGCTACGTATGTTAATGCGTATGCCCAAAAGATGCAAATGAAACGTGAAGGCTTGTCCGATAAAGGTATTTGGACTGCCAAGAAACGTTACATTCTTAATGTATATAACAATGAGGGTGTTCAATACAACGAACCACATATGAAGGTGATGGGACTTGAGATGATTAAGTCTTCTACACCGGCTGCGATTCGTGAGAAGATGAATACCTTAATTAAAATGGTGATGCTTGGTACCGAAGAAGAAGTACAAGAATTCATCCAAACCTTTAGGCAAGAATTTAAATCTTTACCTGTTGAAGATATTTCTTTTCCAAGAGGACTTAATGGCTTGAAAACTTATTCTGATTCTGTTACAATGTATAAGAAGGGTACTCCGATTCATGTTCGTGGTGCCATCGTGTACAATCATTTCCTAAAGCAGTATAATTTGGACAAGAAGTATCCGTTGATTCAAGAAGGTGAAAAACTCAAGTTTACATACTTGAAAGTTCCAAACCACTTCAAAGAATCAGTCGTATCTTTCCCAGGTCGATTGCCAAAAGAATTCAATCTACAAGAGTATATTGATTATGACACACAGTTTGATAAGTCTTTCCTCGAACCAATCAAAGTGATTTTAGATTGTATTGAATGGAAAACAGAGAAGACTAATTCATTGGATAGTTTTTTTAACTAAAGGAATAGTATGAGTTTATTAGATAAAATTAAAAAGAACAGCACGATTAAAGACAGTGCTGTGCTCGCAACATCAAAGTTCTTTACCAAAAAAGATATGATTCCCACATCTATCCCAATGGTGAACGTTGCGTTGTCTGGTCGTTTAGATGGTGGTCTTACCCCTGGTCTTACCATGTGGGCAGGTCCTTCTAAACACTTTAAGACTGCATTCAGTTTGCTGATGGCCAAGTCTTACATGGACAAGTATGAAGATTCAGTAATGTTGTTTTATGATTCTGAGTTTGGTACACCACAGTCCTACTTTGATACATTTGGTATTGATACTGAACGTGTCTTACACACACCATTGACTGACATTGAGCAGTTGAAGTTTGATATTATGAAACAACTTGAGGGATTTGAACGTGGCGAGCATCTTATTATTGTTATTGATTCTATTGGTAATCTTGCGTCTAAAAAGGAAGTAGATGATGCACTTGAAGGCAAATCAGTTGCTGATATGTCACGTGCAAAACAGGTGAAGAGTTTGTTCCGTATGGTCACACCACACCTATCACTCAAAGATATTCCAATGGTAGTTGTCAATCACACCTACAAAGAAATTGGAATGTTCCCTAAAGACATTGTTGGTGGTGGCACAGGCAGTTACTACTCTGCCGACAACATCTTTATTCTTGGTCGCCAGCAAGAGAAAGATGGTACTGAATTAACTGGCTACAATTTTATTATCAATGTGGAGAAATCACGATATGTTCGGGAAAAATCTAAAATACCTGTCTCTGTATCTTTTGATGGTGGTATTAGCAAGTGGTCTGGCTTACTTGATGTTGCACTTGAATCTGGCCACGTAGTTAAACCATCGAATGGTTGGTACTCACGTGTCAATAAAGATACTGGTGAAATAGAAGACAAGAAGTTCCGTGAGAAGGATACTAATACCGAAGAATTTTGGTCTAGTATGCTTGTCAATGAATCATTTAAAGAATCTGTGAGGAAGAAATATGAAATCGCTTTTGGCAACATTATGGGAGAAGATTTCGATACGGCAGAAGCAGAAGAAGCTTGAGTACAAGTTTCTAAACTTACCTGANGAAGACTCCACGATGGTNGAAATTACCGGTGGTAAGTATTCAGGTGTAGTATTCTCGTATGGNCATGTTAGATTTGAGGAAGGTGTTATGGGTCAACTACAGTTCACCTATAANATACACAATCCAGGTCAACATGGCCATGCAAGCTTGCTAACTGACCAAGANTATCATACAATGATGGGAGACATTCTCACAGATATTATTATTAATCAAGAAAGCCATAATGAACAGACTAGAACACTCGATTCTAAAGAATCTGATTTACAATGAAACGTTTGCTCGTAAAGTTTTGCCGTTTCTCCGTACAGATTATTTCTCAGACAATACCGAAAAAGTAGTTTACAAAGAAGTTGATGATTTTATCAACAAGTACAATAGTCTACCGACACACGAAGCACTCATCATTAATCTTACAGAGAGTAAGAAGTTAACTGAGCAAGAAGTTCGCAATTCTATGGAATTGTTGCAGAATATCAATCAGCACAAAGATGAACCGACTGAAATGAAATGGTTGGTTGAACAGACTGAGAAGTTCTGCCAAGACAAAGCAATCTACAATGCCATCATGGAATCGGTGTCGATTCTGGATGATAAAGGTGATAAGAAAGCCAAAGGTGAGATTCCAAAGATTCTCAGTGATGCCTTGGGTGTATCGTTTGATCCTAATGTTGGTCACGATTACATTGATGATTTCTCAAATCGTTATGACCTGTACCACAAAGTTGAGTCACGTGTTAAGTTTGACCTTGATATCTTCAATAAGATTACCAAAGGTGGTCTGCCAGTTAAGACATTGAATGTTGCACTTGCAGGTACTGGTGTTGGTAAATCATTGTTCATGTGTCACGTTGCCGCAAGCTGTTTATCTAATGCACAGAATGTTTTGTATATCACCATGGAAATGGCTGAAGAAAAGATTGCTGAACGTATCGATGCCAACTTGTTGAATGTAACGATGGATGAATTGCATGTAATGTCCAAAGAGGACTATGTACGTAAGTTTGGTGTACTGAAGAACAAGACTCAAGGTAAGTTAATTATCAAAGAGTATCCAACTGCTGCAGCCAATGCACTCCACTTCCGTGCCTTGTTGCAAGAGTTACAGTTGAAGAAAAGTTTTAAGCCTGATATTATCTTTATTGATTATTTGAATATCTGTTCGTCTTCACGTATCAAACCTGGTGGTTCTGTCAACTCATATACATATATTAAATCGATTGCTGAAGAATTGCGTGGTCTTGCTGTTGAAGCAGGCCTGCCAATTGTAACTGCGACACAAACAACTCGGTCTGGTTTCACAAACACCGATGTTGATTTGACAGACACAAGTGAATCATTTGGTTTGCCTGCGACTGCTGACTTTATGTTTGCTTTGATTAGTACAGAAGAACTACAACAATTGAACCAGATTATGGTAAAACAATTGAAGAATCGGTATTCTGACCCTAGTGTATTCAAACGTTTCATTGTTGGCATCGATAGATCAAAAATGCGACTATATGATACTGAACAATCTTCACAGACCGATATCTCTGATTCTGGTCAACCAGATAAACCACTAAGTACATTTGGTAATAGAGAACGCAGGAATAAATTTGAGGGAATCAAAGTATGAACTTGACAGTTGAACAAGGTGCTTATGTTGCCAAAGTATTCTCGGATTATTTCGATAAGTTTGGCCGCATAGATGAGTACATGCGTGAACAGAAACTGGCATCAATGTCAGAAAGACCATTCACGTTACCTGGATGTGGGCCAGAAGAAGACTTGTTCTCCGATTTTACAATGTCACCGGCAGATATGGAGTTTGAGATTGTTGAGTTGCCGCAAGACCGATGGGACATTTACCTTGATATGATATCGTCACATTCTAATATGACAAGTATACCCGGCCGTTGTTTGCGATTGGCAGTACTTGAGAAGAAGACAGGAAAGTGGTGTGGATTCATTCGTCTTGGTTCTCCAGTCATCAACTGCAAGCCACGAAATCAAATGCTTGGACAAGTGTTTACGCAAGTCCAAGGCGGTGCTCAGAGGTTCAATCAATGTGCNGCNATGGGTTTTGTTATTGTACCTGCACAACCATTTGGGTATAATTACCTTGGTGGCAAACTTCTGGCTGCGATTTGTACCTCACATGAAGTACGTGAGATGCTGAATCAGAAATATAAAATGTCAATGTGTTTGTTTGAGACTACCAGTTTGTATGGTTCTTCTAAGGCAGTATCACAATATGACGGCATGAAACCTTTGATTCGTTTCAAAGGTTTAACTGATTCAGATTTCTTACCGATGTTACACGGCCAAACCTATATTGATTTGAAGAACTATGTTGAAGGTATCATTGGCGAACCACTTGCACCAGAAGATGCATCATCACGTAAGTTGAAAATCTCGAATCACATCGTATCATTAACCAAGGTCGCACTTAAAGGTACACCAGAAGGTGCCAAGTTTGCACAGACGATTGAGAATGCCAAGAATCTGAACGAACAGAAACGATACTTTATCTCCGATTATGGTTATAAAAACATGGTTGACTTTGTAAATGGCAAGGCCGACAAGTTATTACCNGGTGAAAACTATGAGAAGTTTCATTTAAACAACATCATTGAGTGGTGGCGTAAGAAAGCTATCAATCGATTTGAGACATTGAAGACTGATAATCGTATCAGGACCGAACAAGAAGTTTGGACCGGTGATAAAGTGCTTGACATTATTCGGTAACCTGGTAGGATAAATACTCCAAAAACACAGGAGTATTAGATGGCAGGTAATGCGATAGAGACAGCAAAGCAAGAGAACGCCTCAAAAGTCTATTTCAGAAAGTATATTGAGAGTACAAAAGTACCTTCAGAATCGGAATTATTTTCAGAAGTTGTGGAAGTTTATCCTGACCTTGCAAAAAATCTAGCATTAAGAACTGCTTGGATGAGTACATTCCAAAAGCAAGCCGAAGCTTTGCAAAAGTATTTGGGTAACAGTAAAGGTTACATCTATTCACGTGATGAGAGAAGTGGTTTCATGTCTTTTATTGAAGATATAGCTAAAAGTAGATGTGGTGTTTCTACCAAAGACAACTGGGATCCTGCCGACATTTACATGGTTAAAAAGTCCAAAGAAAACGAAATTCGAAAGAAGTTGGATTCAATCACCAAAAACACCGATGAGATGGCAAACATATATTCATTGAATGCTTATATGCGTGAGTTGATACAATCAAAAGATTTGGTTCCAGTTTCACTCAAGGCCATTTCAAAAACCAAAACTAAAGCCGACTTAGAATTATCCAACATGGGTAAAGGCAAAGCAAAAGAATTGATTTTTGAAAATGTAGGTCCACTTAAATGTTATGCAAATTTTGGAACAAACAGTAAGACACCAACGGAGATAGATAATGGTGAAATTGCAGGACAATTTAAAGCTGGTGATAGTCTAGTTAATTGGCAAACGAGAAACTTTAATATGTCAACACCTAGGGGTGGAGTACAGACTGACTTGACGCCAACTGGTAAAGATGCTGGTGCTAAAATTGGTAAGGCTTCTGCTGATGCCATTGATGATTTTTTCTCTAAGAATTATTCAAAATTAGGAATCATCAGACCAGTAAATGCTGGTAAAGACCCACATATTCCACTTGTTGGTAAGTGGACACCAGAAACCATAAAGTATTGGGTCGACTTTCAAAAAGAATTATCTAAGTTGAAAGTTAATGGTAAAGATATAGATTTTGGTGATATGAAAGTGATGTATAAAGGTAAACAAGTTTCATCTGGTTCTTTCGCTGATGTTTTAGATTATTGTATCAGGGAAGAAGGTTCTAAATATGCAGGTGGAAGACTTTCATCTAAATTAACTTGTATGCGTTGGGCTTATGCGTGGGCTCTAATAGATAAAAAAGGTCTTATGCAAGAGTGGTTGAAAACATTATACTATGGTGCTAAGAAAGAATTTAGAGACACAAACGGTCCATTCATAAAGATATATTAAAATGAAATTTTCAGAATTTATAATCTAACCTCGGGTGGTTTTGGTGGTAATAGTGATTATGTGAAGGAATATTGGTCACACCTAAATAAAGAAGAAAGAAAGATTTGTAGAAATTGGTCTAGAAATAGTATGGTTGGTGAAAATAATCCAATGTTTGGTAAAAAACACACCGAAGAAACAAAAGCTTTAATAGGTTCTAAAAGTGTCAACAGAAATTGGAATAAACCAAATCATTATGGTTCTAAAAATCCAAACGCAAAAAAAGTTTTGGTTGAATATGATGGTATTGAACAGAACTATGATTGTTTGAAAGATTTTTACAATACTATTTCTGACATACCATATTCAACATTGAAGTCGATTGCAAACACAGGAAATTTTTCCAAGAAGTATAAATTGAGAATAACATATGTATAAATTTAACGAATATAAGGAGGGCTCTCAAGATGTAATTCTAACCGAAGAAAAAGACGGTAAGAATTTACATCTTGAGTAACTCCGAACATATCGAGGATGAGGTTCTAAATCGTGGTGTTGCCGGCACCCGTGATGCAATTAACTTTCTACAATCATTACGTGATATGTTGGCGGGTCATGCATCTTCAAAAGTAAATGTTACCACAAAATGGGATGGTGCGCCTGCTGTCTTCTGTGGTATCAATCCCGACAATGGTAAATTCTTTGTTGGTACTAAAGGTGTCTTCAATGCAAACCCTAAGTTGAATTACACTGATGATGATATTGATATGAATCATCCGAGTGGTGGCCTGAATGCCAAACTTAAGGTTGCTTTGCGTTATTTACCAAAACTTGGCATTAAAGGTGTTCTGCAAGGCGACATGATGTTCTCTAAAGGAGATATCAATACACAAACAATTGATGGTGAAGAATACATTACGTTTCAACCAAATACGATTGTGTATGCTGTACCATCAGATTCAAAACTAGCCAAAGCAATGACCTCTGCACAGATGGGTATTGTCTTTCACACTTCATATACAGGTAAAACATTCTCTGATATGAAGGCATCATTCAACATCGATATCAATCACCTGAGTACAACTAAAGACGTTTGGTTCCGTGATGCATATTTTGTTGATGCATCTGGTACTGTTACATTCACAGAACAAGAAACTAAGGTATTGAATTCACACCTGTCACTTGCGGGTACTACATTTCAATCTATCAATGCATTAACTCTCAATAGAATTGCCGCAAGTGAAGTAGTACTCACTTACATTAAGACATTCAATAATACCAAAGTGCGTGAAGGTATGGAGATTAAAGATACTACGGCACACACAAACGACTTGATTCGTTGGGTTGAGGCCAAGTTAAACAAAGATATCTCTGATGCCAAGAAAGAAGAAACAAAACAGAAACGAATTAAAGAGAAGACTGAGATTATGCGATTCTTCCGTGGTTCGGCCAGAGATTTAAAGAACATTTTTGATTTGATGAACCACTTGGTTGCATCTAAGAATATGATTGTTGGTAAGTTACAGCAAATGAAACAAGTTACCAATACATTCTTACGTACAGATGATGGTTTTAAAATTACTAATCCTGAGGGGTTTGTGGCAGTATCAAAAACTTCTGGTGGCGCCGTGAAACTTGTGGATAGATTGGAATTTGCTCATGCGAATTTTAATGCCGCAAAAAATTGGTCGAAGTAAATATATTATCTACTGCAACATAAAAAATACTAAATACCTTTGTTGCAGTAGATAAAGNATAATAAAATGTTTAATGATAGCAAATATACAAAATGGTATATTAATATATGTTCTAAAAAATATGAAGGTATCACAGAAGAACATCATATTATACCTAAAAGTTTAGGTGGAAGTAATGATTCATCAAATTTAGTAAAACTTTCACCTAAAGCTCATTTCATTTGTCATTGGTTATTAACAAAGATGATAACAGATAAGAAGTCGAAAGAAAAAATGTATTATGCATTTAATTTTATGTTGTTGAAACCAAAAGATTTGAAAGAAAAAAGATATTATCCTTGTTCGAGAGTTTATGATATAGCAAGAAAATATATGAGATGCCATAATCCAAATAACCACGATGGCGTTAGAAA